CAGCAATGGTGGCCTTGGTCATTTGATCCAAGATATCGAAGCGTTCGCCGATACGGGCCATTACTTCGTCATCAGTCTCTACAGGAGCGACTGTTTTAACTACTGGAACGGCTGTTGCTGTGTCTCCTCCTACAAACTCTACATCTTCGATTGTGTCTACTTTGACGCGGACTACATCATGATCTGGGCCAAAATAGCCATCACTGTCTACTGTTACAAAACTACCCTTGGTGCCGGTCTGTAAACCTTTTACTAAAGTAAATGCTACGTTCCTTACGGGTTGGTTACGGTATATTCCGTTTTTAATATTGACTTTACTCAATTTTCTGCTCCTGTTTAGTTACTATACTACTATTATAACAAATGGCGTATTTCTGGTCAACCACTGTATTTCGCTGTTTTTACAGTGTTGCATAAAAACAACACTCCGTAACTACAAGGTCTACAGCACTTGATTTCATAAAGCTATTATAAGCTAAAAAGCATTTGGGGTCAACCATAAAAAAACCCTACTTGGAGTAGGGTTTTTGACTGGATTTGAACTACACGATCATACCTGGATATCTTCCATTCCGGCGGCTCTAAGGCGTACCACATGCCCTAGCATGAAATTCTTGCTTTCGAATGCCTTGATGATGCCCAGGAATTTGTTGCGTAACAATGCTACCTCGTTGATTAGTGTTTCAAAGTCGATCACTTCGTCTTCGCCATCCACATACTTTTCAGCGTCTCGGCTGGTCAAAGCACGGGCATATCCTTCCAGATACTTCTGGAAGTGCTTGCGACGGATCTTTCTCAACTGTATGTTGAGATAATTGAGCACGGCTTCAATTTCTTGTAATTGATTGAATCTGTGTTCAGTGATGCCCGGAAGATTGGTTATGTTCTTTTCAACTAGCCCACCTACCTGGCATTCCTTTTTGGCTGACAGTAATTCCTGTTCATAATAGCTGATGAAATCAGGAATCGCACCAAGGTCTGCTGTTACTCGACTATACCACATGTTCTAATTCCTTTACCAGCCACGGAAATGTTTCTTTCCAGTTAAGATTACGTCTACGATCCATTTCTGTTAAAAAAGTTTCCAATTTTAATAATTCAACTGTATTGCGGTTGTGTGAATTAAATTCTAACTGTAATCCTTGCATCATGCTATAGGCATGCTTGTGTTGCCAGGTATCATTGGGCATAACAGATAAAATCTTTTCAAAGTCTTTGTCAAAAAATCCTGATCCAAATATTCCAGGATACAATTGAGAACGATTGACACAGGCCATAAAGTAATGTCCAACCGGCCTTGATTGCCGGTGATGATTTATATATTCAATCAACTGTGGAATACTTTTCATTCCCAATCCTGTAATTGTTTGATTGATGTTCAGAGTTATCCACTTCTTACCAGCAACATAGTCAAAGTTTTTGCGCCATTGTTCCATATTGATTCCGTGTCTTATATACTCTTGTTCGTTGCCCCAACAATCAATACTACATGTAAGATCAAATCGTTTAATACAACGATTTATTAGTAAATTTTGAATACGGTCAATGACTTTTTCTAATCTAGCAGGTGTAACTTTTAAATTTGATACAATATTAAATTCAAGTTCTGGGTTGCTGTGTGTTTCTAAAAACTCTAAACATGTTTCAAATTGTTCTTGATACAATGGCTCACCTCCCAGTATATGAAATCTTCTTAGCTGGTGTGAGTTATTTTCCATCCACTGCCAAAATTTTTCTACCAATTGGTTGAACTGCGGATGACGGGTTCCAGTATTTTTTATTTCAATTCCGTTACTGGAAAAATCTCCAAATTGAATATTTTCTTGTTCAATTTTACTACTAAAGCCATTCCAACAATAAATGCAACTCATATTACAAACATTATCAAAATATATTTCTAAAATTCTTGGAGTGACTTCTACTGCGATAGGGTTAGTTTCTAACTCAGGAGGTGTTAATCCGGGTATTTGTAATTGAAATAATCGATCACTTTTACCTCCTGCCTGCTCAATGTTTGCGCAATATTCACAACCACCAGTGGGCCATGTTCCTTCTAACATTAACTGTCGATCACTAAGTTTTTTCTCAGTATTGTGAAACTGATTAAAGGTATTGGTCGTTAGTGTGGTTGTTCCTACTCTATGACACGAATTGGTTGCACCATTGTATAATTGTATAGTACTCCATGTCCATTTGAGTTGGCATGCAGTCTGAGTTTTTATTGGAAAATACTTGTCAGACATTAATACTGATCGCTGTAAGGATCATCCTCATCATCGTGCAGATCCTCATCATCATCTTCTTCGTCGGCATGATCTTTGAGATAACTAGCCAAGGCACGCTTGATGTCAGGATCAGTCTTGAAAACCGATTTGATTTCATCCGCGGCGCCATCATTGTCAATCAACACAGCTACCAAGGTCTCAGCGGCCTCATCACGATCGATTGAGTTGATGTAGCGTTTTAATTCACTCCAAATTTCTCGACTTAGTTCAATACTCATTGCTTATTCCTCCGTTGCGGTTTCTTCTGTACTTACCGTTTCTTTCTGATTTACAAAGTCTGCCATGACCTTGTCAAGACAGCCAGCTTCATTTGATTCCCAGGCCTTGCGGAACTGTTTGATGATTTCGCCATCGCTGGTTACAAACATAAGTCTATTGCCGTCTTTCTTTAACAGTCCTTTTTTCTCGGCCAAGTCAGTCAGACCCGAGTACGGGTTCATTCCTGTTTCATAAGGAATCTTGACCTGCATGCCTTCAAACGGTTTAGCATACCTAGTCTTCATTACCTTACAGCCAGCACGGATACCCATAACTTCGGAGATCTTGTTGCCATCTTCGTCTTCTTTGAGCTTCATTTTCTTCATGGCAACAACAATACTTGACGCATAGATAAATCCTTGTCCGCCCGAGATCTTGTCATCTGGATCAAACATGTCTTGGCTGGCGTATGTGTGATTGGTACAGACCAAGCCTACATTATAACTACCAAACATGTTGACACAGTTACGCACCAAGGCTGTGAGTGCTTTGGGCTTACGACCCAGATCACCTTTCATTTCACCCGCATCAAATTGATTCACATCCGTAGGGGTAAGCATCATGCCCAAGCTGTCGATGACCCATAACACTTTCATCCGCTCGCCATCTGGCAGGGCCTTGTAGTCACTCATGAATGTGCTAATGGCCTTGGCCACATCATCGATCATGCTCATGTTCAGCTTGAGCAGTTTCTCTTCACTGGTGTCTACGTTCAATCGCTTGAGCCAATCTTCGTCCAAGGCGTTTTCTGTATCAACCAGGATAACAAAGATACCTTGGTCCTGTGCGTTTTTGACAATGTTTCCTGAACAGATATAACTCTTGCCCGCACCTGACTCGCCAGCGAACACAGTGACCTTGCCTAGCGGAATACCTCTGTTGAAGTCTCCGCTAATGAGATAGTTTAGGGCAAAGTTGCCTGTGCTGATCCAGTCTGTAGGATCGTTGAATCCAATACTGAGACCGTCGATACTTTTGGTGATGTCTCTTCTAAATTTACTTACATCAAATGGTTTTCCCATATTAGTTTTCCTCTCGTAATTTGTATAAATTTGTAAAAATTTCTTTACTGTTTAAACTTCGTCGTTGATCCATCATCTCTATCATTTGAAATGATCGATCTAGATTTTTTTCAATTGGTTGCTGGATATATTGTAGCATGTTCTGGTAACTATCTTCTAACAAGTATCCAGGGTTTTCATCAATGCGTGCCTGTAGTTTCATCTTTAATAAGTTTAACACATTTTCTGGTAGATGTCTAATATTTAGGTAGTCTGGACCAAGTAATGCACCAATTACAAAACTGTTGTTGTGGAATCCCAACTCTTTTAAAAAATCCACACAGTCAAACACCGAATCATAGTTCAATAAAAACCACAACATGTTAAATGATATTTTGTGATTGAGTTTTTTAATTTGGTCCAGGTTATCTAAAAAATCCAACCAATTTCCACCGTGACGTATGTATTCAAATTCTTTATCTTGAGTTTCAACGCTCACAGTCCAGTGTACGTTAGGAAACTCACAAATCCGTTCAAATATCTTAGTGTTTGTTTTACTTAGATTGGTGTTTATACGCAGGGTAACTGTGGGATTAACCTGTTGTAAGAGCTCTAATAATTCTAAATTCTCCTTCATCAACAGGGGTTCTCCACCGGCCAGGTACACATGTTTTAGCTTGTCAGCATGGTCAAATATGTACTGTTTAAAATTGTCCAGTTGTTGCTGATCTGGTCCCTGTTGCCGAGTACCAAGTTCATCGGCCCAGCGACTGCTAAACAAAGGGCTACAATATACGCAACTAAAATTACATAAATTGGTCCAGCGTACATCTATAGTATAGAGATCGTGATTTCCAGTCTGATATGTATCCAATGGAACATGCTTGAGTTCTCGTATGTAGAAAATACGATCACTGATGATATCAAAACTTTTTTTGTTTATTTCTAAATCGTAACAGGTGTAACAATTGGCGCCAGGTTGATTGATCAGCATGGCCTGTTGTGTGTCTGTATTTACTGGCCCAGTCAATATATCAACGATTGGGTCGTTCTTGATATTGCCAATGGTACCTGCACTGCGGATGCAATTTTTTACTGTGCCATCAAAATTGTACATCAATCCGGTCCACGGCATGGGACAAAAGTTTTTATTTGTCAGGATATCTCGGGGTGTCATTGTGGTGCCAGACTGATATCTGGAATTCTTAAATTATTAATTTTGGCCAGCTCAAGAATGGCGACCAAAGTTTGTGCCCAATTGGTAACATCCGCAGCTGGTGGTACTGTTTTGTCAGCACTGGTAGCAATATTACCAGGTCGTACTAGAGTAATTTTTATGCCAAGACGTCGATGTCGTATCTGTTGTACTGCTTTTTCTAAAGCAACTTTTTGTATTCTATATTGATCCATATCCAGGCCCGGTAACACACTAGTAGGGTCTTGAGTCATCTGAGTCGATATGACTATGATATGTTTGCCTGTTCTGGCCCAACGACCAGCCATTTCAAACAACAATTCAGTCTGTGCATAACCAGCCTGTGCGTTATTAACAAACACGTCACAAGGTTCAATTTGATCACAAATTTTAGGTATGTTGCGAATATTGTTGCCTTCTCTTTTGCTCAACCCTACAATTTCATGTCCTTGACCAAGGTATTGTTTGGCCAATGCTTGTCCAATTCCGGCGGTATGTCCAGTTATTGCTATTTTCATATCATATTCCGTAACTTCTGTTGCTGTTGTATGTATGTGTCTATTGCGGCTTGATCTTTATTATTCACATCCAGCACAGCAGGAGTTTTAAGATAGGCATATCCGTGATCGATACCATGTTCTTGTGCAAATGCCTGTATGTTAGGCAAGTCATCTACATTTAATACGCTTACTGTGGTCCATAAATTTAATTTAACAGGCATGGTTTTATACATCATTAGATTTTGATAAAATGTCGCCCAGGTAATTGGCCACCTCATAAACTCATGAACTGACCCAATCCCGTCGCAACTTACTGTGACCGTGACTTCAATTCCACGTTCCGCTATCTCTGCCAATTCTTCCAATACTATATTACAATTTGTGTTTAGTCGTAGTGTTTTTAAATTGGGCGGAAGATCCGCTAATATTTTTTTGTAGTTTTTACTGTAACTGGGTTCACCACCATTGATGTCTAGGTGTCGAATACGATCTTGAGGCAAAGACCAGAAGTGATTGCTATTGTTCACGATAGGGAAAGTTTTTCCTGATAATGCGCCAATCCTGGTACTACAGTCAGGGCTGCAAGTTTGGCAAGCGGCATTACATACATTATCTAATACTCCGCCAACCTGTAGATAATCTGGAACAACTTCAAGATTGTCCAAGGCAATGGCATGTATTCTTATACTACTAGGGCTTTGTTGTTCAATTTCTTGACAGCGGACGCATTCCGTAGGCCATTGTGCCCGCTCAAATTGACTTTTAACATTCTGCAACCATTCACTTGACTCCAGTTTGTTTAGGTTTTCAAACTGTGGTGGATTGACCATGTGGCCGCACCGGCTTACTGTACCATTGGGATTGAAACGAACAAAATGATCAAGTCTTGGGCAGTACATGTTTTATGATATTGTAATGATTGTTTTTGTAGTAATCTAATAATTCTGACCAGGTCATTGACTTTCCAACTAGTTCTAACAGTATCTGATCCAAAAACAACCATAATTCCAATCCAGGATCGTCGGCTAACAATTCTGTTACAAATTCTTCCGATGGTGGAGTTACTAGTGCTCGAAAATTCAAATCTACAATATCGCCAAATGTTTTAAAATCTCGAAATCGTATCTCTGTTGCGGGAGACAAATACCTTCTGAGATTTGCTAACCAATGAAACTGCGGCAAATAATGTCTATTTAAAAATTTGTACCTTTTAGCAAACCAAAATGCCGTGGCACGATCTAGCCCAGGATGATCTCGCTCAAGGTGTTGTAAGTAAGTATTAACCCCACTTACATATCGTGATCGAGGTTCTCGAATGTAAACATCTATAACATCAAGCGACCGAATTTGCTCGTTAGAAAATATAATATAATTATTTTTTTTTAATCGTAATCGAATACTGCTACTTCCATTTTTTTGAATCAGATAAACCCATTGATTGTGAAGTGGTATTTGTGCCACTTCACAGTCTTCGGGAAATAATTCAAAGTCTACTGCTGTACGCATTAGGCCTTTTGACGGCTACGGATCATGGCTAGGATATCTTGTGCCTTGTCTGTGGATGCTTTTGCCGCAACTGGTGCTGTGGCTACTGCTGGTTCTTCGTCATCAAACTCACTAATCACAACTGGTGCTGGTTTGGCCGCTGGTGCTGGAGCATCTTCATCAACTGCCGGAGTCGCACCTGCTGGGGCAGATACACCTGCTGGTCTAAAGTAATTGCCCCAACGCTCGGTATCATAGCTCTGACCATCAACTGAAGCTTCAAACATTTCTTTGATGATTTTGAGATCAACGTCAGTTGGCTTCTTGGGCAAGAATGATCCAAGATCATACAAGCCGTGTTCGGCAATGGCTGTTTGTTCTGCTTCAGTCAAGGCACTTTCTTTCCTGCTCCACTTACTGCTGTTGTAGTCAGCAAATCCACCCTTGGCGCCTTTGGTGACGCGGAAGTCCAGGCCACGCAACAAGTCTGTTGGCAACTCTTCCAATTCTGGATCCATCAAAGCACCTTTGATGATGGTAAAGATCTGAGGTCCGATAATAAATCTACGGATTGG